CGCGCACGTTTTCTTCGGGCCCGATCCGTCGCGACGTTCCTGCCGTGTAGCCCTCAAAGCGGTCGTCGTCGGCGGGCGAGCCGTCGCGGTCGAACGTGATCAGGATGAAGCCGCGGCTCTCCGGGAGCTCCGCCTTGATCCGATTGGCGAGCGCGATGGTCTCTTGCTGTAGCGCCACCTGCCCGGGCGGAGCGTTCTTCACCTCGGGCACGCGGCCTCCTCGTTGGTCTCGGTCATGCGCCTAACCCCCCTCAAACCGATCCATGTACAGGATCTCGGTTGACACCGCCAGCGGTTGGTGGTGCGCTATCGCGCGCGGCCGGGTACTCTCCCTCGGGTGAAGGGAGGGAAGGGAAGGGCTCGCGCCGGGCGGCGCCGGGCGACGGCCGCCATCGCCGCGACGAGCGTGATGCCGATGGCGCCCGTGACGGGCGCGGTGCTCGGGAAAGACTTCTTCGCGCAGCGCATCCCGCGCTCGGAGAACGGGCGCACGCACTACGGCAAGCTGCTCGATCTGCAGCGCATCGACTTCGCGCTCCGCTCCGCCGAGCGCGGGCGGATGATGCTCATCACGGACATCGCGCGCGAGCAACTCACGTACGACGGGCACCTCTCGGCCATCCTTCAGAAGCGGCTCAACCGCCTCGCCGCGCTCGACTGGGACGTCGTCGCCGCGACGGGCGACGAGGTCAACCCGGGCAAGGCCGAGTTCTACGCCGCCTACGTCCGCGCGCAGCTCGAAGGCGTCACGCGCTTCCGCGACGCGCTCACGGATCTCGCGTGGGCGGTGTACGACGGGCGCGCCGCGAGCGAGCTCGACTGGCGCTTCCTCGACGGCGAGTGGGTGCTCTGCGGCGTGAACTGGATCCACCCGCGCCGGCTCTCCTACGGCCCGCACCGCGACGTGCGCGTCATCGACACGCAGAGCGAGCCGGGCGACTTTCGCGACGTCGGCTACCCCATCGAGCGCGTGCCGTACAAGTTCGCGATCTACACCCCGCGGCTCTTCAACGATTACCCCGAGCGCGAGGGGCTCGCCATCCGCACGCTCTACTGGAGCTACTTTAGCCGCTGCGGCGTGCGCGAGCGGAACTTACTCCAAGAGGTCTTCGGCCGCCCCTGGCGCGTCATCGAGCAAGACCCAAACAGCCTCGTCGGTTCGAACCCGGAGTCGCGCGACGCCGCGCTCGATGCCGTGCAACGGCTCGGCTACCACAACACCGCGGCGCTCCCCGTCGGGTGGAAGCTCGACGTCATCCAGCCGTTCTCGGGCGCCGGGCAAGTGAGCGGCGACATCATCGGGCACGCGGAGAAAGTGCAAAGCAAGCTCGTGCTCGGCTCGACGGGCACGACGGACGCGGTGAGCACCGGGCTCGGCAGCTCCATCGGCGACGCGCACCTCTCCGAGGAGGACCTCATCATCGCGAGCGACGCGCGCCGCGAAGCGGAGGCCGTCGAGGACCAGATCACGGACGCCATCATCGCGGTGAACTTCGGCCGCTCCGAGGTGAGCCACGCGCCGCGGTTCATCTTCCGCACCGAGCCGCCGATCAGCCGCGCCGAGGAGGTCGTGCGGCTCAAGGGCGCGCTCGAGCTCGGCATGCGCGTCGCGCTCGAGGAGGCCCAGGAGAAGCTCGGCATCCAAGAGGTGCGCGACGGCGAGCCCTACCTCGTACGCGTCGCGCGCCCCGCGGGCTTCGGGCAAATCCCCGCGCCGCCCGCGCCGGAGCTCGTCTACCCGATGGGCCAGGCGCCGCCGCCGGGCGAGCTCGCCGCCGAGCCCGAGCACGCGCTCAACGTTCCTACGGCGGGCGGCGATGGGATGCCTCCCACAGCGACGCCGCCCGCCGGCGGGTCTCCGCCGCCCGCGCTCCCGCCCGCGGTGCCCGCCGCCACGCTCGCCGAGGGTGACGTCGACGAGCCCGATGCCATCGCCGCGCTGTGCGAAAAGATGAACGAGCTCCAGATCCGGGCGTGTGAACACGGAAGAGTCAATTTGTGCGCGTGGTGCGGGATTCAACGTCGCCGTGAAGTCGAGCTCGGCGCCGACGGCGAGCCCGTCTGGGCGATCATCTGGGAACCGCTCAAGGCGCAACTCAGAGCGTCACATGAGCCCACGTCTGCCGAAGGCGAACCCGGCTGATCATCTGCGGTGAAAGTCGCAATTGCCTAGCGATCGCACAATTGCGCACTCCCGCGGCATCCAGCCGGAGGATTTTTCGGGCGATGGCCTCGGTGATTCGTGCTCCATGATGCTGCTCTCCAATGCGCAGTGGGCGATGGCCATCCGGGACGCGCGGCACGTGTTTCCAAATCTGACCGAGTCGCACCTTAGAAACCGTCGCGTCAGATACGCCGACGCGAACCGCGATGGCTTGGTTCGTTATCCCAGTCGCGCTCAGCGCCATGATCTGATGCACGAGCGCATCGGTCAGTTTCGATCGCGCGTGGCGTTCACCGAGCCATTTATCGTAACGGAAATGGTTCCGCTCCGGATACCGTCGCATCCCATTGCGATCGCCCTTCGCGCCTACTTGGTTGCGCGGAACACCCGGACCCTTCGCCTGCCGACCACGAGCCATCATCTGCGCGACGTTATCCCGCAAGGTTCCTTCGATGATGTGACTCGGGTTACAACACGGAGGATTGTCGCAAGTGTGCAGGCCGCACGGCGTCGGCCAACGGCCATTGACCAGTCTGAACGCGACGCGATGTGCGCATCGCGAGCGCCCTTCATATTGAAATTGTCCGTACCCTTGCCTGTTGCGGTTAAAGCTCCACGTCCAGCAAGGCTCCGCCGTTGGGTCGTACGGATGCGCCGGGCCGCTCTTATTCACCTTGGACCAAAACCGGTGCTCGAGTGTCGGCGGCTGCCGCGGCTTCGCGTGCCGCTTATCGGTCTTCGGCGGGCAACCCTTCGCGAACCAGTCGAGTCGGTTGTCACTGGCCGTGCCGAGCCACAAGTGCCCGGGGTTCACGCATTGCTTATTGTCGCAGGCGTGCAGGACTTGGAGCCCGCGTCGGATGCGTCGTCCCGCGGCAAGCTCCCACGAGACGCGATGTGCTCCGGTCGGTCGAACGCCAGACTTCTGAGAAAACATGCCGTAGCCGCTATAGTTCAGCCCCGCCGTCCACTCCCAGCACTCATCGGATCCGCGCTTGTCGACCTTCGCCCAGAATCGTGCGAGCGTCTTTTCGTCCATTGGAACCAATCCTTCCTGTGGGCCATGCCCCCGGCCGTTGACGCGGCGCGGGGGTTTTCTGCAGCCTACCTCGGCAAGCCGAGGCGAGCGCGGAGCTCTTTGCTGCTGATAGCGTCGCCCGTGTCTTCGTGCGGGTATCGACCTTGTAAGTCCTCGCGAAAGCGTTTGGCCTCGGGCACGGCGCCCTCGGGCAGCTCATCGGGGCCCCAACATGCGCGGCATTCGTAGCTCCGCTCATCCCGATCTTCGGGCTCGCCGAACGCGAGGATCTCGCCCTCGCTCGTGCCGCAAATCGAGCAGCGGTGGATCGCCGGCTCGGGCGGCGGGGTAGGGGCGCATGCGGGAATTGCCATCGCCCCAATATAAAACCGATCCAGGTTTAACGCAACCTCGCCAAACTACCCGCGAAAACCTGGCCGCGACGGCCCGCCACATCTGCCTCGCCGCCCAGCCGCGGACCGTGAACGGCTCGCCCGACGCGCTCATCGTGCGCGGCGTCGAGGACACGCTCTCGGTGACGGGCGCGCTCGCAGACGCCATCGTCCGGGCCGTCTCGGGCAAGACGACTGCCGCCGGCATTCAGAGCGCGATCGACGCCGCGGCGAAGCGCTTCGGCACCGCCAAGCTCGCGGCGCCCATCGAGCGCGAGCTCCTTCACGGCGCGATGCTCGGCGCGCTCGACGCCCACTATGAGAGCGAGACCGATAGGGTCGTGCCCGTCGAGAGCTTCCGCTCGCAGCGGGCGGCATTCGCCCTCGGTATCACCGACGCGCGCTTCGCCGCGCGCCCGCTCGCCGAGGCGATCCGGAAGTTCCTGGAGAAGGACGCGGTCACGCGCGACGTGTTCGACGAGATGACCGACGCCGCCAAGCGCCGCGCGTTCACCGTCGCCGGCGCCGCAAACCAAGAGATGGTGCGCACGGTCAAGCGCGAGCTCCTCCGGCAGATCGCCGTCGGCGCCGACCTCGCGGACTTCGGCAAGCATGCTGCCGCGCGCTTCGAGAGCGCGGGGTGGATGCCCGCGAACGGGTCGCATTTAGAGACGGTTTTTCGCAGCAACGTGCTCAACGCCTACGGATCGGGCCGCGCCAATCAAATGCTGCAACCCGAGGTGCTCGCGCGGCGCCCGATGTGGCAATGGCTCGGCGTGCAAGATGGCCCGCCGCGGCAGCGCCCAACGCACGCCGCCATGCACGGCGTCGTGCTGCTAGCGAGCGATCCCTTCTGGCAGCGCTGTTACCCCCCCGCCGGATTTAACTGCAGATGCCGGTGCCGATCGCTCAGCATCAAGCAAGGCGCATCGATGGTACAAGATGGCTCGCGCTTCACGCAAGTTCCGGATGCTGGGTTCGCGTCGGGGCTCGGTCAGCTCCTCGCGAGCCCGTCGGTGCCCGCGAACGATCCGCCTCCCGAGCGAGAGCGCGCGAACGATTGACAACCGATCCATGGATCGGTAATGGCGCGGCTTTCGTCGAAGCCGCGCGCGCGCCCGGCATCTGCACGACGGTTGCGCGAACGCGATCGGCGCCCGTAGACTGCGCGGCATGGGGGATGCTGCGAAGGTCGAGAAGGTCGAGAACTGGGCTACGCACGCCGCGCCGGGCCTCGTGCTGCTCGACGCGGAGCTCGCGCCGGCGAGCGACACGGCGCCCGTCGAGGTCCCGCGCTACCGCTGGGTGCACGTCGCGAACGAGGGCCGCTACGAGGGGCACCACCAGGGGCCGTTCGATTTGACGCGGGCGACGTTCGAAGCGTTCGTGCGGAATTTCCGCGGTCACCCGCAGTTCAAGGCGGGCGCGATCGAGCTCGACGGCGGGCGCGGCACGCACGAGGGCGGCATCGCCCCGGTGCTGCAATACGACTACGAGCACGCGAGCGAGTGCCCGCCGTGGGAGGGCACCATCCCCGAGAGCGGCGCGCCCGCGTGCGCCTGGGCGCTCGACGTCGCCGTGCGCGATCGCGCCGACGGCAAGGCGAGTCTCTGGGTTTTCACCGAGCTTCTCGACGATCTCCGGGTGCAGATCGCGCAGCGCAAGCAGCGCTGGGTGAGCATGGCGTTCACGCTCGATGGCATACACTGGCTCACCCGTAAGCCGATCGGACCGATGCTCACGTCGATCGCGGTCACGAACCATCCGTTCATGCTCGACCTCGAGCCGCTCGCGCTCGGGGCCCGACGGACTAGCCAACCGGCGCGGGGCGCGGTACGCTCCGCGGGCGAGTCGTCGGAGGCGCCCGGCGGCAATCGTGAACCTACACGTACGGGTGCCAGCATGGACGAAAAGCTCCGCGAGCGCGTTTGCCGCTTGCTCAAGATCCAGACGCTCGCGGATGACGCCACCGTTGGCGGCGCCGTCGAAGAGGCCGTCGCCGCGGGCGGCAACCTCAAGAGCCTGCTCGAAGCGCTCGGCGTGAAGGACGCCGACGGCGCGCTCGCGGTCATCCCGGAGCTCCGGAGCGCCCGCGAGAAGATGGCATCGATGCTCGCCGAGCTCGACGCGATGCTCGCGCAAGACGCGGTCGCGGACGCGAGCGTAGCGAGCGCCGACGTCGGCGCCGCGATGAAGGCCGGCAAGCTCTCGGGCACGGGCGCGCAAGAGGCGCTCGCCGTGCACCGGATGAGCCTCATCGACGGCGAGCTCGCCAAGGTGCGCGCCGGCAAGAAGCCCGGCGAGAGCGTGAGGCTCAGCGAGCAGCGCGCCGCGCGCGAGCTCGGGCGGAAGGCATTCCTCGCGAAATACGGCATCGCCGACGCCGACAAGCTCCATCTCTCGCAGCCCATCGTGGCGGGCCCGGGCGGGCAGCAGCTCGTGCCGGCGCCGGGCTCGGCGCCCATCGCCATCGAGCCGCGCGGCGACGGTAAGCCCGTCGTGGATCTCCGCGCCATCAAGGCGGCGAACCCGACGCTCCGGCTCGTCGCGCACCTCGAGAAGGCCGAGCCGGGCTTCGTCGGGCTCTCGCGCGCGGCGAAGATCCAACGCGCGAGCGAATACCGGAAAACCGTCGAGCTCCAGCTCGAGTAGACCAGCAATCAACAAGAGGGGAACCAGACCGAGATGCCTCAAGCTCGAGCCATCGTACCGGACCAAGGCGGGATCCGCCCGTGCCTCAACAACACGGGCGTGACGATCCCGAAGCACCGCATCGTGAAGAAGGCGACGACGGCCGTCGACGGCGTCGTGCTCGCCACCGACGGCACGGCGCTCCCGTACGCGGCGACGATGGAGGACATCGTCAACGGCTACGCCGGCGACGGACAGATCGCCGGGC